ATTCAAATATGCTTGCAGTTCTGCTTGTTCTTACAAGTTCCTCAGCCTTAGCAACTGCATGGTATCTGCTTGTTGTTCCTTCAAGAGAAACATCAGAATCCAGTAAAACGCCATTGTCTTCGGAAAGCATTGCTTCATAAACCGCAATTTGCGTAGTAATATCAGTAGTTTTATAGCTAAGAACAGAAGGCTCTCGCGTTGTCCAGAACAAAGAGCCATTCGGCGTTGTTAGTTTTGCAGCAACTGCTCCTTTTATTCTGTAGCCTGAAGCGGCTGCAGCCATTCTTACAACGTATTGAACACCTGCGACAAGATTGACTGTGCCTGTGCTGGCGAACGTTTCCGTATACTTGCGGGGTCTTGTTGAGTCGGGGTCTCTACCGGCATCGCTAATAGTCGTATTGCCTAAATCAAAGTTTGTGAAATATATGGCGCTTGTGCCAATAGAGGCCGTATTACGTCTGTCGGCTGCGATTGTGTAATTTGACAGCGCGCCTATCTCCATTGTGCCGATTCTATGACAAAAAGATTCTACTGAATACGTACCAGTTACTGTAGGGTTCACTACCCACAAATATGTTCCTGATGCCTCACCTTCATACCAGACAGCGTAGTTATTCATAAAGGAGCCGGCGCCATATCGGTTCCATCCAGTAGAAGGCGGGTAAAACATAGAACCTTTAGGGACAACTACGCCATTGCCTGTAGCCGACGTGAGCGGCCAAGATGCTGTGTTTCTTTTGAAGTCGTTCACTTCATCATTGAAAGTTACTGTACAGCTGTTTAAACGTGTATCTGCTTGTGGGTATTTGACAGTAACGGACTGACCTAGGACAAGGTCATCATCAGTTATGACAGTGGCAACATCTAGCCCTACGTTATTCACTCCAGGGTATTGTAAGCTTAAACTGTATTTTCCTTGAGACCATAGCAGGCGGGCATCGCCCATTGTTTCAAGAATGATCTCGATATTATTACGGAAAGTTTCATTTGTGTCCAACAGAACATTGCATTCGTAAAGCGGAATATCACGCGAAGTAATCTTGTCGTTATTATTAGTGTAAGTCGGGTCAAATATTTTACCGCCAACATCCGCATTCTCTAATACAATTCTATCACAAACTTCCCCTGCTTTTGAAAAGCTATCAAAGTTAATTACAGAAGGGTCTAGCTTCTTAAAGTTAACAAGGTAGTCGTAAAGGATCCATGCAGGGTTTGTTGAAAAGCCCTTTACCCAAAATAAATACTCGCCAAAAAGGACTTCATGATAAACTTCACGGCCCTCTACCATAAAGCTAAGATCAGGCACACCATTAAACTGAGGGTCTTTTCTATTCAGTCTAAACATGCAAGAAGCGTAGGCCACATTCGTAAATTCTGCGTCTTGTCTGTTTGGGCAGTTTTGTGAAATCATGGCATCAGCAAGGCTACCTTCATTATGAAAGTCAATACGGTATGCTGCGCCGTCTTTGTACAAGACTTTATCGTCCAAGTACATGTCTTCATTGATTAGAACATCGCGTACACGGCTTACCCCTCCATAGGCGAGCGCTTGCTGAAAGTATAAGAATTCTCTTTTAGTGTCACTTGCAGAGACATCATTTCCCCAAAAAGAATGGTCCCCGTTTGTTGTGACTTTTGTGTAATTTGAAGAGATGTTATGATAAACACGTGAGCCGCCGATACGGTTTCGTCCGTAGGCAATAGGCAGGCTTGTTGGCTCACCTTCTACAACTAATTCAAAGCCGCGTCTATTATCGGCTTTTTGCTTGGCTCTTTTCTCCATCTTCTTCTTTTGCTGGTACTGGTAGCCAGCCGATGCAACCGTGATTGCAAGTGAAACTATAGTAGATACAGCAGCCATTAGTTCTTACCCCACAATAAATTGAGAGATTTAGATCCTTCGTATATCTGATCAAAGGCTGAATCTGTTGCATTGACTTCACGAATCATTTCACGTGAAGTATAGAAGCTGGAAGATGCATCAAGTGCTGCTAAGGGGTTTGAACCCGTCAATTTAGAGACGACTTCGCCAGTCACAGCAGTATCAAAATTTGAGTCAAAGCCTTGTACAACGCCCTCATAGATTGTAAACAATTCATCAACTTCAGGCAGCTCTGATACAGGATCTACAAAGCCTACTTGAACCCGCAGTAATGCCCCTACCAGACCTGTCTCATAGAGGCCTAACAATGTATTATTGCTGTCCGTCAAAACAACCTCATACAATGAGCGGTCTACAGAAGACGACATCTTTGGTGGAGTCACGCCTGCAAGAAGATTAGAGGAAACATAATAACCATCAGCTATATTGAGGTCTCGATAGAAATCAGTCAATAAGATGTTCTTTATTCTTACACAATAGAATTTTTCAGCCAGCGGGTCTTGGAGAAGCGCTTGCTGTTTTGCACTTAGAATTATCATACATCCTCCACGAATGTCAATTCGCCATTATCCATCAGAATGCCATCTGTATAGGACATTCCATTTACATTCTGTGTTTCTAAAAAGACTTTACATACAACGTTATCTTGCCAAGTAACTGCGCTGTTTGTTATTGTGGTCCGTAACCTAGGCCTTATCTCTACAGAACCTCCGCCATTGCAATCATCAAGAGTAAGATAAACTTTGTTGTGATTAGCAAATTTTATAAAAGTACCTGCCGGTACAAAACTAGAAGTTGTTAAAGTGACAGTGGTAGAATCTGAAGTGCCTGTTGCGGTAACGCCATTTATTACTTTACGGTTGACTCTAGAGCCATAGTTCTGTGGCATGATTATATCAAGCGTCTCTGTATTCCCTTTCTTGACAAAGAGCGCAAAAAGCTTATTTGCAGTAGTATTGAGAGGCTCCAGGCTTGCTGCAACCTCCCAACGCTGTCCGCTGCGCTTTCTTGGATTTCGCTTTAAAGAAAGGGAATCCGAGACGAATACAGGCTCAATACTCTCAACTCGCAACGGTGTTGCAAATTTAGCAAGTAAGAGACCGTTATCATCAAGGATTCCGTACATTATCTATTACCTTTTTCACGGTTGTGTTGATTGACGCCCTGTGCAATACTAGGCAACATTTTGTAAATCTCAGATTTGGTCTGCCGACTAATGTCGCCGGTAATGTTGAGATTAATGACTTGTGAAGATTTGCTCTGCATTTTCTCAGAGGGCATGCTGTTATAAGACGGGCCGTTGCTTGCACCCACCAAACCGCCTGCTGCAAACTTACTCAAAGGCCTCCCACTGTTTATTGCCATAAGCAAGGCCAAATTACTGCTGGTTGCTTTTGCATTGACAACGAACTCTCTATTGGAGAGCATTGCAGGAATTGAATCGGAAGTACCTGTGCCAGCGCCTGAGACTAGACCGCCAGTAGCTAAGCCTATACTTCTGCCGGCTTCAAAATTCTTCATATCCGCCACGCCTGCTCCGCCACCTGCCCATGCACCGGCAATAGAGCCGCCGATACTGACTAGCGCGTCAAAGAAACCGCCTCCGCTGCCGCCTCCAGACACTAAGCCGGACAGCATGTCCATAATCCCTTGACCCACAATTACAAACGAATCAATAAGAGGAGTAAAGAAACTTTCATTCAATGATGAGCTTACATCACTGAATTGGCTCTTCAATGTGCTAAAGAATCCACTTGACACTACAGAACCGCCTGCTTCGTCTTCTTCGTTACTGCCGAAGAGATCTCCCAGGTTAAATACGCCTGCGCCCATGTCGCTGAACAAATCCTTAAAGACATTGTCGAATAAGCTCTCAGTAAAGCCTTTTGTGAAATTATCGATTATGCCGTTAGTGAATGTGTCCAGAAGTGATTTAAAGAAACTGTCAAACTCACCGTCTGTTATTACACTTGCCAGGGAGCTTTGAAAGCCGTTTCTAAGAGACGAGTCAAAATCTTTACCAGCAGCAGCAGCAGATGACATAGAAGCAATGAGATCTTCAAGTCCTACTGTGAGATTTGCCGTTTTATCAGCAAGTTCCTGAGTTGTGACGTCATTATCACCCAGTGACAAATTATATCTACGCTGTGCATTTCTAACTTCTTGCAGTCTCTTATACAATGTCTTAAGGTCTTGCGGAGAAGCTTTTGACAAGCCTTCTATAGTAAAGCCTAGCTCATCTGCCAGTAATTTGACTTTAGCAAAGTCGCCGTTTAAGGAATTTAATCGAGCAGTAAATGCTTGGTCCTGAACATTGATACCTTTCTTTCTTAAATCAGAGAGAGCCGCACCATCAACTTGCTCGTCACCGCCGTTCTTTGGACCTTCAGGAGAAGGCTCTCCAGTACGTGCGCTAATGTCTTTCCACACAGCTTTAGTCAGCCGCTCCAACGCTCCTGTCAAAGCCTCCATAGGAGTGTTTTCTAGCATTGTACTGAAGCTTCCGCCCGCCAGCTCTTCTATTTGACGCAATGTGTCAGCAGGATCATTCCCTACATTGCTATTGATAAGCTTTGCAATGTCACCTGTTATGTTATCCGACAGGCTTATGGTTGTCAGCGCATCAAGTGCAGTAGACTGGTCATATAAGCTATCACGCTGCTTACTTGGAAGATTCGCAAACGATACAAGCTCAGCAGAGATGCGATCAGCACCCTTAGAGATTGCGTCAAACATCGTACCTATGCCCGTACTGGCTTTATCTGCAATCGATTCTAGGGCGTTCCTGGCTGTCATCATAACATTGACAGTATCCTTGAAACGCTCCTTAACAGTCTGCAGTGTCTTAGCATCTTCAGGCGACAGCAGCCCATCTTCTAATTGCGACTGCGCATCCATGAAGGCTCTACCGGCTGTCTTCAAGAACTCTTGTGCGGCCCTAGGTAATTGGGCAACAGTTTCTAGACTCAAGTCTAAGCTAACAGTAGAACGCAGATTTTCAAGACTGCTTGACAGCGTGTTATTAATCGTATCCGCCAGAGCCTTTGTCTCTCTTTCTATTTGCGCCTTGTCGCCTAATAACTCGCGAACTAGTTTGCCATCTCGTCCTGCAATTGCATCGTCAAGCTTTAATTTCAACACATCTAGTTCAAGACTCGCATCTAGCAGTCCTCTGATCATAGCGTCAGGGGCTTTCGCCATTGCTTTTGCGGAGTCAACACCGAAGCGATTTAACGCACCAAAGAAGCTCTCAGAGTCTGTGTATTGAACATCTTTCAAAGCCGCTCGCACTTCTTGCAGCTTCTCCTGTTCAGCCTTGAGATTGTTCCACAAAGCATCACCCGACAGATTCTTGCTATCTCTGTCTGCATACAATTGCTTAAGTGATTCCGCCAGTGAATTCAACCGCGACTGAGCAGCGACAGTGAGCATGTTAAAGCCTTTGACAGTAGCTTTAAATCCACTCTCAGCTAGTAGCCCTAGAGTTCCTGACAAGGTCGGCATCTCGCTAAGACTAGCTAGCCTTGATTTCTCGCTTGTCAGTGTTCTTGACAAGGAAGCTGAAGCTTTGTCACCAATACCAGGCGTTGACAAATCGAACTCAGTGTCTTTGACAGCTATTTGGGCTTTATTCCATGCTTTAGTTCTGGCAGTACTTTCTAAGATTCCTTCAGGGATCTCTACATTGTAAAGTTTAGCAATTTCTTGGGCCGCTTCATAAGCGCTGCCTGAGTCCTTTACAAAGCTCCTAGCTGCTTTCAGATCAACAAACTGTGTTGCACTCTTCGCATTCTTGCGCTCTTTAAGAAGAATTTTAGCAGCTTCCTTTTGCTCTGCAGGGCTACCTACTTTAGAAACTCTTTCAAACTCTCTTTCTGCATTTGCAAGAACCAGTGCAACTTTCTTGACACCGCCTAACGCGCCTTCTGAAAGAGCTGAGCCAACTTGCAATGATAGCTCGTCCATTCCGGCTGCTTTCAAAATCACATTAGTGTTTAAGAAGCCCTTGCCTTGTGAAATACTCTTAAGCGCATTGCCTTGAGCGTCGAACAATTTATTATAAGCAGCAGTAATCTTTTCTGGGCTGGCGCTCCCCCTGAGCATTTTCTCAACAGCATTTTGAGCTTCTGCTGCAAGCTTGAGCGCGGGTGCAATAGCAGTCTCAAAACGATCGCCGGCTGCAGCGAAGCCTATCAAGATGTCAGTACCGATATCCAAGCCGCCTGCCTTAGACAATTGCGAAATACGTGTGCCAAACATTGCAGCTTTATTAGAGAACTCGACGATAAAGTCTGATTCTGCTTTGGCAACTGCTTTAGAGACTTTATCTTCAAAGTCTTCAAATATGCCGACAACACCATTATCTGCAATAAGCAATCTCTGACGCTCTAACTCTGAGTCAGTTATAGCACGCAGCGTTTGAAATGACTTATAGTCAAGAATGCTATCTGCTTTTATCTCAGCGCCTGTTGCTGTTTTAGCATCTTCGACCAATTTATCCCAGGCTTCTGTAAAGCTATCAGCAGCGTACTTATTAACACCTGAATTAACCAATTTTGCAAACAAAGCGTCTAGGCTGAGTTGTGCATCAAATTGCGCAGCGTCTAGAGAAGAGGCAGCTTCTCTTCGCTTAGGATCTGAGGGATCCCGAGCTAGTGCGTCTTGCGCTATTGTAGCCCTCTTTGTAACTTCGGTAAAGTTTTGAAGTTCGCTACCTAAAAGACTAGATTGGTCGGCTGTGAGTAGGCTTTGTTTGCTGAAGTATTTTAATACTCCCGCATTCGCCATGACTGTTTCTCGGTAATCAGCACCTACGGAAGTTAAAGTTCCGAATTCTTCCATCCAAACATCAAAAAGTCTTGTCTTAGTAGCATCCCTGTAAGATTCGCCGCCGCGATCGGTGATACCTTTAACAAATCCGCCTAAGCCAAAGTTACTCACTGATTTTAACTTGCGAGTGTTTTCTACCCGTTTGTCTTCTTTGGCGACGTCTTCATCTGCGCGTTTCCCTAGCGCAGCTAATAACGCAGCACCGCTGAGGTTAGCGTCTATTTCGAGATCGCCTTCAAAATAACGATCAATTGCTCTAAGGAAAGATTTATCACGGTAAGCTAGCGTTTCGGTAGCTCTTTCAAATGCAAACTCAAGAGGGCTTTTCTCATTTTGAGGTAATCGAGAGATTGCTTTGGCATACTTGTCTGCAGCCTTGTTGAGCTCACGTAATTGACCTTCTGTTAGCAGGCCTCCTTGTTCAAATCGCAACTGATCCATCTGAGCGACTGTCTTGCCTATCTCTGCGCTAAACTTATCAAAGCGCGAAAACTGCTTAGCATCAAGCGTTCCTGAGTCAACCCCAGCCGCTGCGAACCTTATATTACGTACAGATTCATTTTCAGCTAGACCGCTATTGACGCTGTCCATTATCTTGGCAAATCTAGCAAGACCGCCTTTAGGCTCCATTCCGAATAGTGTACGGATTTTATCAATGGCATATTCAATCTTCTCGACAAATGTGCCTTCAGGCCCAAGAAGTATTGCGCCTATTGCGCCACCAGCTATTGCTATACCACCTAGGATGAGCTTGCCAATACCTATGAAGTTGACAGCCGCCATGAACGCCCTTCGTATACCACTCCAGCCTAACTCAATGGTACGAACAATGCCATTAAAAACGCTGGTAATTAGCTCTTTAGCAGCAGGGCCGAAATTTTCCAGAGTTTCCATGAAATTGTTGCCGAAATCTGTCCAAGTTTCACTACCAAAATTCTTAAGCAAATCAGCAATGTCAGAGAAGGCTGTCATTTTGCCTAATGTGCCACCTGCTGCCATTCCAGCGTTGCCCGTGAGTTTCCCAAAAATTTCTGCAAACCCGTAAAAGCCCGCCATTCCTGTCGCTTTGAATAAGCCCATTGCAGTTTTGAAGGACTTGCTTATTGCTGAACTCATGAAAGAGAAAGCAGGAGTTACTGCGTTTACAACCGTTAAAGCTCTATCTTTGAAACCAGTCAGTGCAGTTGAGAAATCGACGAATCGTGCCTTCACAGCGTCCAAACCTGCCGTCCAGGCACGCCCTCTAGCAGCATCCGTGGCGCCACCCCTAGCCGATGCAATGCCCTCGTCAAAAATCGCACTTGCGCTGTCTCTGGACATCGTGCGCCGATTCACCGCATAGTCGGCTTGCAACTGAGGCAATACCAACGCTTCTGCTGCATTTGCAGCACCTCTGAGAGTAGCGTTACGCGCTTTTGAAAAATCTTTAAATGCGGTGGAAAGAAGTCCTATTCCTGCTACAGCTACTGCAATGCCAGCCGTTACTGCAATCAACCTGCCAAACTCAGAAGTAATATCACCTAATACATCTACGGTGCCTACATCAGCAAAGGCACTCATGCTTCCAAAGACTAGCGCCAAGCCTCCTATAATCAGACCTACTCTAGATGTAACAAGAGCACTTAATACTCTCAAGCCTGCTGTAAATGCGCTTGCACTTGTACGCAGTGTAGCCAAGATCAACCGGCCGGTGCTAGCGGCAAGCCCAACTAAAGCACCCCCTACTTTTGCGCCAACGCCATTCGGGCCAAAGGCGCTTGCAAGACGTGAACCGAAGCCAGAAATAAAGCCTAGCAGTGGTGCAAAGTTCCTTTTAAATGCGTCTCCCAATTTAGCAAAGGCTTCTTTCAAGTCAAATGCCGTAAAGAACCCATCACCAAATAGTAATGTAGCAAGCGAAGCATCACCGCTCATAAATTTGTTACGGTACCTACTTATATTGGTGAATACATCTTTACCGACATTAACGATATCATCAGCAAAAGTCCCTAAGGCACCACGACTTCTAGGAACAAATGGTGTGTCAAATAGCTTACTACGAATGGCACCAAAGCTCTCAACAGCGGGACGGAGCATGCTAGATAAGGCTGAGCCGGAGTATATACCAGCAAGTACTTTTCCTGTCTCTCTCATGCCGCTAGTAAAAGCACCACTGGCTGCAGTTGACAAGCTCCTAAACATCTTGCCAAACAATTCTGGACCAAGAAATTCATTTATTAGCAGCGGGATCGCTACTAAAGATGCTTCCAACAATGTTACCGATTCAAACATAAAAGAAGAAACAAAAGCAGCGCCTGCCAGCTTGCCTGATAAGCCTATTTTAGGAATACCGCCGCTTGTTCTGCTCTGTGGGAGGAAATGCGCTAATCCGCCCGCCAGACCACCCCCTTGAGGACGATTGCCCTTTTGTGGGCCGCTTTTAATTACTTCACCGAATAACAATGTGCCAATGCCCTCAAAGAGTTTCTGCCCTTTGATAAACTTCATGTAGGCTATAGAGCCTAATACCATACCTGTCAATACTGCATTTGAAGTTGCTAGTTCAAGCAAATGCCCAACGCCAGCAGCAACAAAAGGCATGTCACCTAATACTGCACTAGAGAGCCCTGAAAATAGCCCAGCGATCGCAGCAGGTATCGCTTCTAGCATAAAGTCAATGGCAGTCTTAATACCGGTTATGAAAGCGCCGCCTACCTCGCCTGCGAGCCGCCCTATGAATTCAGAAACATCGGCAAAGAATTCTGTAGGATCAATTTCAAATGCATCAGAAAACATGTTGGCAAAGAAACCTGCAGCACCTATTTTCAAGAACAGGCTAGTGCCAAATAGCGATACAGAGGTTGCAATGATTGCCGCTAAGTTAGCGCTAAGTGTAGTAAAGACACGACCCCAATCAGCATTAATCAATGTGTCGAGAATTGCGCCTACGTTTAAGCCGGCGTTATTGAAGCCTTCACCAACTTGTGTTGCCACGCCTTTAAAAGCTTCTTTTACACTTTCACCAAAGTCGTGGATCTTATCAAGCGCTCCACCAAGATGATTAGTGTAATTGACAACACCGTCAATCATGTCAGGCCAGTAAGAGTGACCAACTACTGCGTCGTAGATATCAAAGAAAACGGCTTTCACTTTAGAGCCGAAGTCTGTGATCATTTGCGGCACTTCGTTTATCATTGAAGACGTAAGGTCGCGAATGCGTGTTGTCATCTTTTCGTACATATTGAGGGCGCTTTCAGCAATTGCCCCCAATTCAAATGTGGGCATTGCATTGAAAGACAAATCAATGTCAGTTACTGCTTGTAATTGTTGTCCCAGACCTCTGAGGCCTTCAACCATGTTGGTTAATAGAGCTCCACTGAAGAGCTTATCAAATGTACCGTCAAAACCATCAATCATACGTTCGGCAAGCGTTGTTCCAAACCCTTTGAGAAGTGCAAAGACGCCTTCTAAAGTAGCTTTTACAGCAGCTGCCGCTTTGCTCATCCAAGCTTCTTTTTGGAAAAGGCTATCTGCGATACTTGCAGTAAGGTCGGTTACGCCTTGAAAGCCTACAGACAGACCGTCTACAAGCAGGTTAGCTAGTTTTTCGCCAAAGCTTTCTGTGAAAACGTCGCCAAGTGTGTCCAGTACAAGTTTGCCAAAGTATTTTAATTCAACAAGCATCGGTGCAAGGATCACAGCCAAATTGGGCGCAATAATATCAGTGTACAATCGCTTAAATGCGCTTCTCATGGCTTTAACGCCAGAGAGTAACTGATTGAATTTTGTATTCCGTAAGAAAAGAAATTGGTTGTTAACAAGCCCAAGAGAGACACCCAAGTCAATTATCGGGTATTTCATTTTGTTAAATACGCGAGAAACTTTTTCGGAAGAAGAAGCAGCGTAGCCTATCTCATTATTGAAGTCGCCTAAATTGTCGCGCAGATCATTTAGAGAATCGGATTGAAAAATATCAACAAAGGCACGCTGAAACGATTCATCGACTCTTGTAAAACTCAGTGCCTCGTTTATGCTTTCCAATGTACGTAAATACGGCAACAGTGCGCGGCTTGCTGTGGCTTCAGTTGTCTTGAAAGCCTTTTCTAACGTCTTTGAAATAGTAGTTGCAAAAGGTGTTATAATAAGGCGACTGTCACCAAATACACCGGCTATCTTTCTGCCTAGTTTACTAAAAATAGAACCTATTTCAAACCCTATTAAAGCTGTCTCTTTAGCAACATAGCCAAAAGAACTTTGAGCTTCTAGGCGGGCCTGCTTAAGACTGTTTGAATCGACCTTGTAAGTAAACGAGCCAGTACCGACAGACTGGAACGATTTAACAGCGTCAGCTGCTTTCGCCATTTCTTTGGCAGATTCTTCAGGCGCAAAGAATTTCTGCAGATCGTTCAAACCGTATAGCACAGTTCTGTATCGCCATGCAGCTGCTGCAACATCGTCTATTGAATCACTGTACTTAATGACAGTTTTGGCTGCTCTGAAAGCGTTATCTTCTGTTTGAAATGAACGTGAGAAGTTGGAAACAGCTAGTATAGCTAAGTTAACAGAGTCTGTAACAGAAGATGCTGAGGAGTCAACAGACAAAGACATATTGTAAAGATTATTAGCAAAGCGTGTAGAAGAGCCTAGCGCATGGTTTAGCTCACCTGCAAATAAGCCAATAGATTTAGATAGCTGTGATACTGCTTGTTCAGCTTTCAGCTCAGTTCGATTGAAGGCCTCTGCTGTTTCCACAGCACTGTTTTTCAATGCCCTGAAAATTACATCATCAGTAATACCGCCTGTGGCGGCAAATTCGCGAAGTGCGCCAGCATTTAGCTTTGTTTCTTTCTGAAGTGCAAAGCTCAGTACTTTATACTGCTCCATGATGGAGTTAAGCTCTTCGCCACGTAGTGCACCTGACGATAGGCCTTGTTCCAACTGTACAAATGCGGCCTTCATGCCTTCTTTTGAAGTGCCTGAGAGACTTGCCATTTGTTGTAGAGTTGTCAGGTTGTCCATTATCTGTACTTGACTTCTACCTGCCTTCTCTCCTGCCTTTGTCATTGCAACATACAAAGATACGTTCTGTTGCAACTCTGAACGAGTGTTCTTAGACATTTTATAAAGCAGTTCTTGAGCGCGATACACGCCGATTGTACTATCTTCGACAAGCTTAAGCCTGTTTTGCAAGTCTGTTAAATCATCTGCAACCCGGTTAAAGGCGTTAGTAGCTGCAATAGCGGCAAATGCGGTACCGACAGCCAGCGCCGTATTGCGAAGATTAGACATCAGATTGGTGCTTTTGCCGACAGACCTGTCAACCTTGTTCATTGACTTAGTGCTGGACGTTTCTAATTTCTTGAAAGATTTTGAAGTCTTGTCTACTTCTGTCTTAGTGCTGTTCCTGCGCTTGCCAAAAAGCTTGTCTAACGAAGAGCCGGAAAAACGAGCGCTTTTAGCTACGTCGCCAATCTTTCGATTAAGTTGTTCCAGTTCAGCCCTAGCAGCGTTAGTCCTGGCTTCTGCGTCAATACGAATACCAGACATAGATATCTCCTGAAATTAAGCCCCACCGAGCGAATGCTCAATGGGGAATATATTACACTTCTTGTACTATGATGCCATTAGACTTTACGCCAGGGGCACTTAGAACTACTCGCTCAATGAAGTGAGAAGGCGCTTGTTGAGAAGAGCCTTTGTTCAAATCACTGATGTGGTCTGCAGTATTATAGATACTGGCACTATCATAACCCCAGCTGTTACGGGCCTCACCAGTATCAACAGGTGTTGCAGCCTCTAGTCCTACTACAATCTTTTTCTTGATGTCTTCAGCTATCGCCTTATTTAGAACGTTATATTCAGCAAAGATGTCACCCGTTAGTTTAACTTTCATCATAGCCTAATTGCTCTCCTCCTCTTGCCGCCAACATCTTGCTTAGAATACTGGAACCGCCTAATGCAGGTTGTGCCAAGAGACC